ATCTCTTTATCAGTATCTGCTACATCATTTGCAACAGCACCAATCTTACCCATGTTGTCCTGGGCCGTGGACCCCGCATCTTGTTTCATTTGATCTACTAAAGAATCAAATTTACCCATAACTTCTCTTGCATCTAAACTTGTCATTTTAACCTCTCAAATCTATTTCTATATCGTAGTACCGTTTTTCATCGCGATCCCACTTTAAGACTTTAAACTTTCTATTATTAATATCGCTAACAATCGCGCCAGCAAGTGCTATTATAGCAGGATCTCCAATTAAAAGCAAGTAGTCATTATCATTAAAATCTTTTAATGTTTGCTGAAGTCTAAAAGCCAAGGGTCCAGATGATAAAATTATTTGTTTATTGTCCGGAAGACATACTTTTAATTCGCCAAATTTCTCAGCAGATCTAATATTTCTGCCCATTTCCTGTAAAACGTAAACTGTCATTTCTTTTTAACCTCATCTATAAATAATATTCTCCTACCATTATTATCTTTTCTTTCGGAAAAATAAGCTAGACATTGGGACGCTGTCATTCCGTCGCGATATCCAGTTTTATAAATTTTATCAACCAATTTGTTTATAAAAAATTTTCCTATGGACTCAAAACCCATGTGCCATCTAATTTTTTCTTCTTTATACCATTTAAGCATTGTTTTCTTCCGCTTTAATACTTAACTTTTTAAATAAACTCATAGCTTTAGCTCTAGCAGTTTTTCCAGTAAAAGTTTTAGATATTGTTTCAGATGAAACAGTGTAACATTGATATCTATACTTAGTTATTGTAATTTTATCCATATTTCTCCTTCTAAATTATTTCTTGATTTGTATTATAACATAGTATATAATTAAAAACAAGAATTAAGAAAGGTATATATGAATATTTTTTTCCTGCATAAGGATCCGTCTCGTGCTGCTAAAGCTCAATGTGATAAACACGTTGTAAAAATGATATTAGAAACGGCTCAAATGTTATCTACAGGAGCTCATAAATTTAAATATGTTAATACACCTGGTATATATAAACCAGCTTATGAAAATCACCCTATGACGCAATGGGTCAGTCACACAAAAGATAATTATATGTGGACATGTGAGCATGGCTTAGCATTATCTAAGGAATATACAGCCCGTTATAATAAATTTCACAAATCAGAAAAATTAATACAAACACTACATGCTTTATGTGGATCATGGTTTACATTTCAAGGTGGTGATGCTGATATTACAAATATAACCGAACCACCACAATGTATGCCAGATGAATTTAAATGTGACGATTATGTGCGCGCGTACAGAAATTATTACATACACAAAATTGGAGAATGGAAACGTCCACCTAAATGGTTTAAAAGTTTAGATGCAGATCCATACTATGCTAATGTATAAATTTAAAACTGAGCCATACGAGCATCAAAAAGATGCATTAAAAAAATGTTGGAATAAAGAATCATTTGCTATTTTTGCTGAAATGGGTACGGGTAAAACTAAGATAGCATTGGATAATGCATGTATATTATATAATAAGGGCCAAATAGATCGCTTACTGGTAGTTGCTCCTAAAGGAACGTACATGACCTGGGTAGAGCAAGAAATCCCCACGCACGTTCCAGATTATGTAGAAAAGAATGTATTAGCATGGAAATCAACTACAAGTGCGCAGTATAGACAAAAATTACAAGATATTAAAAAAATAGATGATTTTAGATTTAAAATTATGGTTATAAATGTTGAAGCATTATCTACAAAGAAAGGTGTAGAATTTGCTAGATTATTTTTAATTGGAAAAGCAATGATGATAGTAGATGAAAGCACTACTATCAAAAATCCACAAGCTAAAAGAACTAAAAATATTTTATCATTAGCCAAAGAAGCCAAATACCGACGAATATTGACAGGATCTCCAGTGACCCAGTCGCCAATGGACCTATGGGCTCAAATGGATTTCCTTGATCCGGACATACTTGGTCAACAAAGTTATTACGCATTTAGAACTCGCTATGCAGTTGTTATAACAGCAAATGCTGCTGGGGGCACGCATAAATACCAGAAGATTGTTAAGTTTAAAAATTTGGCACAATTAGGGCAACTTGTGTCACCTCATTCATACCGTATATTGAAGAAAGATTGTTTAGATTTACCAGATAAAATATACACACGTCGTGAAGTAGAATTAACTGATGAACAACAATTAGCCTATAAAGATATGAAAGCTAACGCTATGACTTTTTTAAAAGGTCAATCCCTTACTGCTGTTAATGTTTTAACGCAATTATTAAGGCTACACCAAATAACATGTGGTCATATGAAAACAGATAGTGGTGAAACATTAAATCTTAAAAATAATAGATTAGATGAATTGATGCAAATATTAGGTGAGACTACTGGAAAAGTAATTATATGGGCTAATTATATTCATGACATATTAAACATAAAAAATGCCATTAAAAAAGAATATGGAGAAGAGTCTTATTGCACTTATTATGGTGCAACACCTGCTGATGAAAGGCAAGTATGTATACGTAAATTTCAAGACCCAGAATCAAAAATAAGATTTTTTATTGGCAACACTCAGACTGGTGGATACGGAATAACGCTTACAGAAGCAAGCACTGTTATATATTATTCAAATAATTATGATTTAGAAAAAAGACTTCAATCAGAGGATCGTGCACATCGTATAGGACAAAAGAATGCTGTATTATATATAGATATGGTAGCCAAAGGGACTGTAGATGATAAAATCATTAAGTCCCTTCGGAATAAAGTTAACATCGCTAAAGAAATTAGCGGCGAAGAACTTTCTACTTGGATTTAATTTTTATTTGTTTTGGTTTTTCAGACTCTGGAACCTCCCTGTGGTAATCCACAGTTAATATCCCATCTTTAAGATCTGCGCTATCAACTATCACATGTTCATGTAGTTGAAAACGTTTGGCAAAATTTCTTTCAGAAATACCTTTATGCCATATGTCATCTTTGGTTTTCTTTTCTTTTTTACCAGTTATTGTAAGTAGATTATCTTTAACCTCAACGTTTAAATCATCTTTGGTGAACCCTGCCAACGCCATTTCAATGACACCTTTCTCTTCGTTGCCTCGTATGTTGTATGGTGGGTAAGTAGAAACTGTTTTGAAATTATCAAAAAAGTTGTTGTGATAACCAAGAAAATGGTTACGTAATATATCAAGCTCATTCATATAAACCTCCTATTAAAGCAAGATTGTAGGACCCATTATGGCATCCTATATATATTATATAATACTTTCGTTATATAAGTCAAGTTTCTTCATAAATGCATCACACGCACGTGTAAAATTTTCACCTAGAAGCTCAAATCGTTGGAATGTTAAATCACGTGAGCACATAAGTACTACACCCTGGTCTATTTCAGTGTTAAATAGCTTATTATGAGCCACTGCGTAGGCAGAAAGCTGCATTAGGTAATCTTGTACCCATTCACGTTTTTTTGGTCTGTTGGTCTGTTTAAAGTCAATTATAGTAGGTCTACCTTTATAGACTCCAATCATATCTGTTGTTCCAGCATAGCGACCAGGATAATACAAATGTACTTCTGATCCCCATATTTCTGTTATATCTTTAAAGGCTTCATCTATAATTTTTTGTGCCATTTTTTCGGCTTGAACGCCTATTTTAGTAAGATCTTTGTATTTATCTCCGTTCACAAAACGTTCTATATATAGGTGGAGCGCGGTTCCAATCTGGGCAGAATCCCGAATGATTTGCTCTGCTTTTTTCTCGCCAACTTTTTGTCGCCACTTTTTTAAAAACGTTTTGTCTTTAGTTTTTCCTAGTATTGTAGTGACTGAGGGTAATGCCTCACCATCAGGTGTTAAATATAATCTAGTATCACCATCCTGACGTTTTAGATCTGCGTAATTATATTTCTTAATTATTTGCACGATGCATTATAGCACAGTTTATACTTTTCCACCACTATTATATAACATCCAATCACGCTTACCAGCTGCGTTTTTCTTATTCATTATCATTCGCACGTATTTAAAAATCTCCCCTTTACTCCATCCCATTTCTCTTAATCTATTTACGACAGAATAAATCATAGAAATTTTTGAATCATCTATAGCTGCCTGTGGTGGATGAATATGAGTAGGTGATTTTCCTCTAATAAAACCTTCAGGTAAATCTTCTAACTTTCTATTCATTGGAATCCTTCTTATAACACCTGGGTTATCAATAGTTGCTCCCATGATTCCTTTACTTGGACGTATTGCATAACCAGCTGATTCCCACGGTGAAGTACTCCACCATGTACCTGGTGTTTTATTAGACATTAATCCAGCTTCAGAAATAAATTTTTTATCCGGAAACATAGTTTCCCCTCTAAATAGATTTCTAATTTTTCCGCTGTATCTGTCCGATTGTATAGCTCTTAAAGCTGGATGTTTACTATAGTCATGTTTTTTTAGTAGCTTTAGCATGCTAGGTGTTAAACCTCCTTTAGGTGCTGCCAGTGGATAATTACCTAAATCTTTTGCCTGTGGTAATAAAAATTTTAATACATCAGGAGGTGGCAAAACTTCATCATCTAATTTAATTGGAAGATCCCTAATTGACCCATCTAAACGCGTAATTTTCATTTTAGCTCTTTTTAGGGCTAGCTTAGCTATTAAATTTGCGATGCCTTTATACATTATTTATCAAATTGTTTGGTTAAATATTTATTGACTGCTGATGTTGTGTATGGTCTTCTTCCTACACGTGAGAGCTCAGCTGCTGCAAGTTCTTCAATTCCCATTGGTGTTGTTTCTGCTTCTTCAATCATATCATCAAGAAACCTACGACTCCACCATCCTTCTCCACCAGTCTCTTGATACCAGTCATCCATTGTTTTTCTTTTATCCGGATTTGCTCTAAAGAAATCAGAAATTCTTCTAAATCTTTGTGGATTGTTTCCAACTTTACCTCTTACATAATTCATAAAGGTTCCAGGATATGGATTCAACCAACGATCAGAACCTTGCGCTAAATGTTCTGCAATACCAAGACGCGATTCTTCTGTAGGACCATAATAAGGAAGACCTTCTGCTTTTAAATTTTTAACAGGACGTGCATCTGGATGATCCTTAATAATATTAAGAACACGTCGCATTGCTGGACGTCCCATTCTTTTAGCTAGTTGACTAAGTATTCCGTACATTATCCACACGCCTTCATATGATCAGCCATTTCATTTGCACGATTTGGAGTCTGTTTTGCCCAACGTGAGTCAAGCATTTGGACAGACGCTTCAGCGTAATCAGGTGGATCTTGCTGAAGGGCCTGCCACATTTTTCGAAACTTGGAA